GCCCGGAGCGGGCGCGGCAGTTCGGAAGGCCAGATCGCGACAGTCATCGCCGCGCCCTCGGCGCCCGCACGCCCATCGCGCTCAGCGCCTTGTTCGCGCCGCCGCCGCGCCTGGTCAGCGCCTCGCCGACCTTGTCGGCGATGGTGAACGAAAGCGCGCGTCCGCCGCCAGGGGCCACGGTTTCCTCCATCCCGATATCAACGCCGCGGGACTGGTCGTTGAAGATGATGGTCATGCCGTCGCCCCCCGATCCCCGCGCATCGCGCCGGGACAGCACGCGCTCGCCCCGCTGCAGGATCGCCGGAACCTCGTCGTGGCGAAGCCCGGCTATCCCTCCGGAATGCATCCTTGGCGCGCCCGCAAACGCCAGCGCCGGGATGCGCCGCCCTGGTGTCGGCCCACCCACGATGCCGCCGCCATGGAGCACACCCGCGACGACGTTTCCGAAGGTGCCGCCAGGACCACTGCCAATCGCCTGCGACAGCAGGTTCGCCAGCGGCCCGAACAGGGATTTGCGCATCGCCAGTTTTGCCAGGTCCGCCAGCAACGAGGTGACGAGATCGTTGAAGTTCAGCTTGCCGGTCTTGACGAAGTTCGACATCGCCTCCTCGGCAGACTGGAAGGCCCCGGTCAACGCCTGGCCGATATCGCCGCCGATTTCCCGCGCGCGGGATGCGTATTCGGAAAGGGAGGCCGAGACCGCGCGCCAGCCGGTTGCGGCGGTCTTGGCACCATCCGCCGCGTCCTTGCCTGCCTGGCGCGCCACGCCGCCTGCGCGGCCTGCCTTGTCGTCGTTCTTGTCGAGCTCGTCGTTCAGTCGTTTCGAAGACCGTGTCGCGCTGTCGAGCGCGTCGGCGCCTTCATCGTCGGCACCGGAGATTGCATCCCGCAGTGCCTGCCACGCCGTCATGGGGCGCGCGGCGGCGTCGGCCAGAATGCCAGCCGCCTCGGAATATCCGGCCGCCCGCCCGCGCGCATCGTCAGCCATTCCGCCAAAGAGGTTTGGCGGTTCGACATAGGTTCGGTCCATGGCGGCACGGAAAGCCTCACCCGCTGCGGCTCCGGCCTCCGAGGCAGCGCCCTTGTATGGATTGTCGATCCTGCCCAGCGTCACCGGGTCCAGCGTGCCGATCCGCACACCGCCTTCGCCCACCGCCCAGTCCGGCAGCAGGTCCAGCGCGGCGTTCAATCCGTTGATGAAGTTGTTGATGCGCGTGACGACGCCATTCAGCATGTTCTCGACACCCGAGATCAGCCCGTTCGCCGCCTGAAAGGCGAAGTCGCCGATAGCACCGGGCAGCTTGCCCCAGATCACCTTGATCGCGTCGTAGCTGCCCTGGAATGCCCCGATCGCGCTGTTGCCCCATCCAACCACCGCGTCCGTCGCACCCTGCAGGCCGTCGTAGATCACCGCCTGCGCCGAGGCCCATGAAGATTCCACGCGCGCCCATGAGGCGCTTGCGCTCAGCGAAACGCGGTCCCAGACCTCCACCGCCACGTCCTTCAGCAAGCTCATGGCTTTTCCGAAACCGCCCGCGCCAGAGACGAGGCGGGTGAACTGGTAGACCAACTCGCCCGCCCCGACGATCAGCGCGCCGATCCCGGTGCGGATCAGTGCGCCGCGCAGGACGGCCAGCGCGGTGGCAAGGCCGCGCACGGACAGCGCGGCCGCAGCCAGCCCCGCCACCCACCGCCCGGCCAGCAACGCCGCGAAGGTGGTGGCATAGGTGGTCAGCCGACCGATGTTCGCGAACAGGCCCTGAATGGCCTTGCCTATCGGCCCGGTGGTGCGCGCCATGGCCGCCACGGCATCCGCCACCGCCTCCAGCGCCGGGGCGGCGGCCACCGCGAGCTGGTTCGACAGCCCCCGCCAGATCATCCCCAGCCGCGAGATCGCGTCATTGGTGCGCTCGATCTGGGATGCATCCTGCTCCGAGACGACAACGCCGAAATCGCGCACATCGTCGCTGGCCTGCCGCAGCGTTGCCGTGTCGATCCGCGTGAACACCAGTGCCGCACGGTCGCCGAAAAGCTGCGATGCGACAGCGGCGCGCTCGGCCTCTGGGACAAACTGGCCCAGCGCCTCCTGAATGGTGGCGATGCGCTCATCAAGAGGCATGCTTTGCAGATCCTCGGCCGAGAGCCGCAGGCGATGCAGAGCGTCCACTGCGGGGCCGGTCCCGGAAGCCGCCTGGCTCAGCCGCCGCGTCAGCTGCACCGTGGCCTGTTCGACCTGACCCATCGACACGCCCGCCAGATCGCCCGCGCGTTCCAGCACCTGAATGCTCGCCACTGTCGTGTCGAGCGAGGCTGCGAGTTTCGCCTGTGCATCGACCGTCTGCAGACCCGAGCGGATCATCGCACCCCCGGCAGCGGCCAGCGCAGCAGTTGCGGCAGCGGCGGCAAGCGTGGCGCGGCGGGCGAAGGCCGCGACGCGGGCATTGGCCATGTCCATCTCGCTCGACAGGCGGCCAAAGCCGCGCGCGCCAGCCGCACCGACGCCCTCCAGCTCGGCCCGCACCTGGCGGCCGCCGACTGCGGCGAGGCGGACGGACACGCGTTTTTCAGCCATCGCGGCCTCCTTCAATCTGTTCGTTGAGTTTGCGCACCATCACCGCCTCGATCTCGGGCAGCAGTTCGGCGGCGATCAGGGGGTCAATGCCCAGCGCCTGCGCCAGCGCCAGCGCTGCCCCCATGTCCCAGCCGAGCACCGCGCCGGGGATCACCCGCAGCTGCCCGCCAAGGCGGCCAACCAGATCCCAGACCTGCCAACCCTCGAAGCTGTGGGGTCGGTTCAGTCTTGCGGGGCAGTCCGGGCACGAGACTTGGCACGCTTCGCAGTACCGGTCGCCCCCGCTGAAGTGCCATTCAGCAAGGGCGCGGAGACGTTTTTTTCCGCGTCCAGCAACAGGCCGCGCGCGACGTATCGGGTCTGGAAGGCCTCGAAGACGGGCCAGATTTCCAGCAGGGCGTCGATGCCCTCGGGGCTCGGATCCATCGCGTTGCCGTCCGTGTCGCCGATGCCTTCCCACGCGAGCAAGGCCCGCCGCGCCAGTGCTTTCGCGAAAGCGACGGCGCGTTCCTCGTCGGAGGCGTCCTCGGGCACGGCCTCGACAGCCGGATCGCTGCGGGTGGCCACCATCAGCGCGGTGGTCAGCGGGCGTAGCAGCAGCCGGACGCCGGGGGCGAGGTCGTGCCAGCGCGAGGCGTTGGTCAGGTCGAGCGTCAGCATTGTCTTATAAATCTCCTCGGTTCTCGGGGTCGTCGGAAGCCATGACCGCCACGTCAGTCATGGCGGGTCATGGCGGCGTCCGGACGTGTCGGCAGAGCTCGGCAGGACCGGTATCGGGTGGGATCGGCTGCCGTCTTCCCCGAGGGCCTGAAACCGGGCTCAAGACCTTGCTTGCGCATGACGGATACTCAAGCCCCCGGGCTTCCCGCGCGGAACCTGCGCAACGACGGCTGTCCCGCCCACACGCACGCACGCGCAGCAGTGGGCTGAAGGCGGCTCAGACCTCCTTCACCTCGATCTCTTGCAGCACCGCCCAGTCGTGCAGGATCCGGCCCCAGGCGTCGGTATCGCTGCCCGCCGTCCGGATGTTCGTCGCGCCGCCGGTGGCGGTGCGCGGATCGCCCCCGGTGAAGCCCTCGCGCCGGGTTGCGGCGGCGGGTGTGTGCCCGAGGACCAGCTTGCCCGTCGCCCCTGCCGGATCGCCCGTCAGCGTCACAGTGATCTGCCGCGGGCCGGTGATCTCGACATCGGCGATGTCCTGCGGCTCGCCGCCGGTCTGTGCCCAGGAAAAGCCCGCGAAGGGCAGCGCACGCGCGCCGGTGACGACCTTGCCTTGATCCGGTGAATAGCTGTCGAAGGTCAGATCGCCCTCGCCGCCGACAAAGGTGACGGTGATGGTCGCGCCATCGCGGATTGCACAGGCCATGTGCAGCGGCCACCATTTTGCCCCGGTCTGCACCGTCTTGCGCAAAGCGCGCCCATGCCAGGCGCCAAGCATGGCGTAACCCGCCCCTGTCATATGCGTGCCATCGACGCGCTGGATCGGGTATTCGGGACAGGCCATGATGATGCGCGGGTTGTCCCGCGCCGCATGGAACTGCGCCTGTGAAACCGCAAAGCGGTAGAGGTTGTCGCAACAGGCGAGCTGGCTCACGCACATCAGCGTGGTGCCTCCCGGAACGCGCTCTTCGAAGTCAGCGGCGAGATCGGCCAGCAGGGTCTCCATCTCCGCCTGATAGCCATGCGCGTGCTTCGCTCTGCAGGCCTGGCCATGGATCCATGAAACGAACAGGCGCGTCAGGGTCATGCCGTTCGTACGCGCGAGGTGGTGGTGCAGGTCGAGAGCGCGAAGCCAGTTTTCGTAGACCGCCTCGGTGCCGTTCTTCCTGAGCCGCGCGAAGCTGAACCCGCCCCGGCCGAAATTCATGCTCAGGAGGCCCTCGTCTGCATCGAGTGCCGGCAGAAGGCCGACAGCCGCCTGAACGAGGGGCGTTTCGGCGCCGTTGTGCAGGCCCGTGTCGATCAGGCGCTGAAAGGCGGCGTCGGGCTGCGGATGGCGCGGATCCGGGATGCGCCTCATCGAGACGGCGCGGCCCGCTGCGACGGGCGCAAGGGTTTGCCGTTGATTGCCATGGCCGACCCCTTCCATCAGCGACTGGCCCATGCCGACATGGATCGCCAGCCGCGGAAAGCGGGCGGCGTCCAGGGGTGAGGCGGACGGGATATGCGATGCGGGTTCGACAGGCTTCGGCATGGCGGCGTTCACATGATGCGTTGTCGATCGGTTTCAGCCATTCATCGGAGCGGCCTTCGCGGGAGAGTGTTTCGGGGCAGAATGCTGCAAAGGCGCGGGGGGAGCAAGCGGGGCGGGTGCCGGTTGCCCGCAGCCATCAGGGGACTTGCGAGCGGCAATCGCCCGCCCCGCTGCCCGGAGGCGCAAGCCGCAGGGCAAGGGGAGCAGACATGGGCGCCAACGCTGCGTTGTCTTGAGAAATCCCGCAGGGGGCGGGTCGAAACGATGCGGATTTTTTCGAGCCGCTCAGAAGTGGGATCGCCCCGCCCTTCGTGTGCGCCGTTTCGTGTGCGCCGTGCGGATACCTGGGGAAGGCTTCCAGTCCGTGTTGTTGATCCGCGCCAAGGTCCTGATCCGCAACGACCGGAAATCGTCGGCAATCAACCATTGATCAACACGGGCTCAATAGGCCTCCACATCATTGATCAGGGTTGCGGTGCACATGCGG